TCGTTTGTTTTATTATTGTATGAGCTCCATGATATTTAAACGGGTTGTTATTCCCGGAAGCGGTTTTGTGTATCGATTATGTCGCGGGATAAGTACTGGGCATCCTTTCACATCAGTTGTGACAACACTTTGTGCTTATATAACATTAGCAACCGCTATTGAAAAGGCAGCGTATGATGTAACGACTAATTATTATGATCAAGAGAGATTACTATTACGCTCATATATAGGTAATGCTGGTGATGATTGTAATTTAAGGATTCCTGCCCAATTAGTTGAACCAATGTATTTTAAGATACTTAATGAGTCAGGTCATACGGTAGATGATTTCCGCGAATGTGGTTACATTCATTCGAATGAACCTGTATCACGGGTTACGTTCTTGAAGAAACAATTTATGGAATTTTCATGGAATGCTAAAGAATTATTCACAAATATGGTACATCCCACCACTAAGGAGAAAAATTTTGGACATCGTAGTGATAATTTAAAGTATTAATGTATCAATCTCCACTCAATACTAGTTTGAATAATAAGATGATTACATTAATGATAACTTATATTTTGAGTGGTAGAGGCTTTACAGCTTTTGATATGCTACGAGCGCAAATTGATGGTCGTATTCTGTCAGTAGATAAATTTATTGATAAGTGTTGTGAAATAGGTTTCCATAATTCAAGATTCATCGATAAATTGATGACGTTAGATTACGGATATTTTATGACAACGTTTAATACTATTGATAAGGATTTGGTTACTGGTTATCATACAATGTTTGGCCCTAATGAAGTAAACTTAGATAAATTTATTAAAGATACTTTATTGGATGTTCAAACAACTTTGCGAAAGAAACAAAATTGGTTCTTAAGGAGGGTTAGGTTTAAAATGCACCGTCAGAAAAACACCTTAACGGTTTATGATTTTATGAAAGTGTATACTAAACCTAAAAGTAATAACTTGTGTGTTGACGACTTCCGAAGATTTTATAATACTATGTTAGAATAATGTATGAATTATGGATTCACAATTTATGCACATTGCGTGTGTAATACTCACAAGTGAAGGTAATGT